TATATTATTTGTAAATGATTATATATTAGGTGCTTGCATATATTTACCCCAATACTTTCATACGGCATCCGCAATATTTGAATCTGCTACAGCCGAAGCAAGTTTTTTAAGTTTCCCTTCAAGTTGTTTTATTTGCTCTTTTAAAGCTCCGATTTCTTCTATTAAGATCTTATTTTCTTCTTTTTCTTCTTTATACATCTTATAATAGATAGAATTTTCAATCGTGGATTCAATTGATTGTTCTTGTGTTTTGGTTTGTGGTTGTTCTTTATTTTTTTGAAGCATACTTCCAATACCTGTAAGAAGCCACAAGGCATTTATTGTCGGAAAAGCCAATACAATATTCTGTAATGTTAAAGAACCGACATTACTTCTTCCCTTACAGATTTCTGTAATCATAGACGTGCTCATTCCTGTTTTTGAAGCAAAATCCTTATTATTAGAAACTTCACCTGACGATACAAGGTAATTTAAGACCTCTTTAAAGCGTAAACTAATACTGTTCATTTGTTAAATATTACAGAATATTGAATTTAATCTCTCGAAAAACTTTCATATTACAGAATACTGTATTACTTTTGTTGTGTATTCAAAATATGAACACGCCTCAAAGATATAAAAAGGCAGTCATAAAAACGAATTTTAGAAGTAAAACTTAAAAAGAGCAAAGGATATGAAAGTAAATCGTAAGGCAGGCAGTTGTAGTAGCTGGCAAGAAATGGATATAGAGAGTCGCCAGGCAGTGTATTTGGCGGAACGCCTGGTTGAAAATAAGCGTGGCGTGAAAATAGGTAACGAACGTCATAATAACTGTACGTTGGATATACACTACGGGAGCAATATTTACAATACACAAATAGACATCATAAACAAAGACGGTCTGGCGGTGGCGTTTTTCTCCAACGGTTATTTCTACGACACTATCGCAAGGAATCAAGTGGAACTATTCTAAGGCAATAAGATTGCAGGTTAACTGGCAGCCCGGAAAGACGGGCGGGCAATTAGTTCAGACGGTAGAACAGGCGAAACTTACCCATAGAAGCCATGGTCCCCGGTTCGAGTCCGGGATTGCCCACATCAAACATTAAACAGTATAACGATATGAAAGCGATTAAAGTTTCAGTGAGTTTTCACGAGTGGTCGAAAGTCAATGACTTTCTGAACCGGTTCGAGGAAGAGGAAGACACCTTCACCTACATGGTGGACAGCGTGACGTTTGTTGCCGTATTCGACGGCGAGTGTGCGATGGCTTATTTCAAGGCGGAGTTGGCCGGGGCGTTTGAGGACGAAGTGATTATTGTTGAACTAAGATAAAGCAGTTATGGAAACAACTAAATACAAAAAAATAGATGACATTTTAGATAATGTCATCAAAGCGGCAGAATCAGCGAAAAGAGAGTGCCAGAAGCCCTCTCCTAATCATACAAAAGTATGCCAATTAGCCTACGAGAATCTGGAAGGTTTATTATCCCAAATCGGGACGTACATCTTCTCTGATTGTTTCGACATGGGTTAATACAACATGTGCCGACGGATAATAACGGTCTATTTTATGTATTTGGTGGTCAAGTGTAGCTCTGAAAGTCAACACATCGGTGGCATAGCCTTTAAACTGGATTTCTATCCAGCGAGATAGGACATCACCTTTTCTGGCCGACTTGGTATCCCTCCATATAATATCGCCGAAATTAAGTGCATCCACAAGACGCTTTATGCGGTTGAATACATGCAGGCACATTTCATGAGTACCAGCTTCCACTGTAATACTGTATCTAACGGCAAACATGCCATTGTAACAAGGATTATTCGTCATGATATTTAAATATTGGTTTAGTATGCTACAAATGTAGCAAAACTTCCGTGGTTCGTGAGAATAGCGGAAGATATTTAACAAGGTAATGAATTAAAAAACAGGTATAAAATGAAGAAACGAATTATAGTAGAATATGGTGAGGTGAAAAGAATTGCCCACCTGATGAACTGCACTCAGGAAATGGTATCGCACAGCCTGGCGTACCGGAAAGACACCAAGCTGGCGCGGGCTATCCGAAAGATGGCTTTGATGCGTGGTGGCGTTGAAGTGGGTAATGAACCGGTAAATGACGTGAGCCATGAAAGCGATATGGTCGGTGCTGTTCGATAATGAACTGAAGTGGTGGAAATCACTCACCGCAAAGCAAAAGGTTTATGCCGGTTATTTCCTTTTCAGCTTCATCCTGTTGCTTGGAACGGCAAACGAAAATTCCTTATGGGTGGTTATGCTGGTCGTGCTGAACTTCGGCAATTCCGTACGGCTAATAAAACGAGTGCCGACAGACAAATTGGAGGAGGATTAAATTATGCGGGAGCCAAAAATCATACAAGAGAATGAAATGCAAAAAGGTGTTATTTATCATTATTGGCCGGACGGAACTCTCCGTGAAATCCCTTACAAAGACTTCACGGAGAGAAACATCGGGAAATGCCGGGTCTGCTATGAAAGGTTAGCATTCATCTTCATCCGCATAGTACGACTCGTTCGTCATTTCGAGTTTATTGATGTTCGCAAAGAGACGGACTGTATGGGACACCGAAAGTATGTAGCTCGGTGGGAGCCTAAGCGAAAGATCGAACCTGTAGATATACCGGTAAACTCCGGGAATATCCGTACGGGCTGTAGCTTCCGAAACAGACCAGGTGAAACAAAAAACGGAGCAAAAAGCCGATAAATCCTTTTGTGTGGCTTTTAAGGACTTATCCGCTTCCTTTTTTGACCTTGCTTCTGTTGTGAAGGTCAAGCTACAGCAGTAATTAAACATTTCCATAAACTAACATTTTTCTACAAATGTAAATAAAAAAACGAGTGATGGAATATTTCGAGAACGAACTATGCGTAACCTACGAGGAGCTTACTTCTGGTAATGATCCTGTAATAAGTGGAGCCACTTTACGCCAAAATATTAAGCGCGGTAATATCAGACGTGCCCAACGTGGCGGTGGCGAAGGTTCTTACGCATTGATCATCTATTCTTCGCTCCCTGAAAAATACAAAATCCGTTTCGTGGAAAGAAAAGGCGATCCGGAGCAGATATTAAAACAACAGCGTATGAGAGACAGGGTAAAGACAGACGACAAGGCACGTTCGTTTTACGAGGACTACCGGTATGAAATGAACGGTGTGGAAACCGGTCTCAGCGACAAGTTGAAAGCGGAATACACACTGAACGCTTCGGTTCTGAACGCGCTCATATATGACCTGGAGGATAAGACCACCAGCCGGAAGATGCTGGGCAACAGCCTGGCCACCCTATGGGAAAACGTAGCCGCTACGAGTGAGAACTTACGCGATATATACCATCATACCCTGCCGGAAAACCAGGCACGTCTGAGGGAAAAGATACGTCGCTACAAGAAAGAGGGGTATATATCCCTTATCTCCGGAAAGGTCGGAAACAAAAGCACCGTCAAGATTATCCCGGAGATGGGCCGCCAGCTGATTGCCCTGCGCCGGAGCCGTGTCCCGGTCTACAACTACGCTCAGATATTCGATGAAATAAACCGCATCGCCTTGGAAAAGGACTGGAAACCGCTCAAAAGCAAACGGAGCATGGTGCAATGGTTCGAACGCCCGGAAATAGAGCCGCTTTGGTATGACGCCGTGTTTGGGGAACTGGCGGCCCACCAGCGTTACGGAAGGAAGCACAAGACCAAACTACCCGACAGGCGCGACACCCTCTGGTACGGCGACGGAACGAAGCTGAACTTGTATTACAGGGACGAGGAAGGAAAGATACGCACCACGATGGTGTACGAGGTAATCGACGCATACAGCGAGGTCCTTCTGGGCTACTATATCAGCGACCACGAGAATTTCGAGGCGCAATATAACGCCTACCGCATGGCGATCCAGGTGAGCGGGCACAAGCCTTTCGAGATTGTGCACGACAACCAGGGCGGACACAAGCGGCTGGAAAAGGAGAAGGATTCGAAAGAGGTAGGATTCTTTGACCTGATATGCCATATCCACCGCCCGACCGCCCCGTACAGCGGCCAAAGCAAGACGATTGAAAGCATATTTGGCAGGTTCCAATCGCAGGAACTGCATAAGGACTGGCGGTTTACCGGTATGAATATCACGGCGACGAAAGCAGAAAGCCGTCCGAACCTGGAATTCATAGAAGAAAACAAAGACCGGCTTTTCACCCTGGACGAGTTGAAAGCACATTACGCCGAAGCCCGCCGTGCTTGGAACGCATCCCCGCACCCGGCGACAGGTATCCCCCGCATCGAAATGTATGAAAAGAGCGAGAACGAGGAAACCGACGTGGTGACAGTACACGATATGGTGGACATCTTCTGGATATGGGCAAAACGCCCGGCTACGTTCACCGACCAGGGCATACAGATAACCATCGGAAAGTTGAAGAAACCTTACGAGGTGTTCTCGGCACCCGGAGAACCTGACCACGAATGGCGACGGAAAAACACATACCGCAAGTTCTATGTCAAATACGACCCGAATGACCTACGGAGCATCCGCCTTTACTGGAAAGACAATGCCGGGCAGCTCCGGTTTGAACGTGTGGCCGAGCCTTACATGGTTGTGCACCGTGCTATTCAGGACCAAATGGAGGGCGAGGCTGAATTTATCCGCAGGGAGCAGGAAGCGAATATACGCGACCGCATAGAACGCCAGGTGATAGTGAAAGAAATAGAATACGCTTACGGCGTTGCCCCGGAACAGAACGGGCTGAGTACCCCGAAACTGAAAGGCGTGACCAAAGAAGTGCAGCGCGAAATCGACCGCAGAACCAGGAAATACAGCCGTGATCCGGAAGAAATACAATTGGGCAGGACCACAAAAAAGGCAAGCCTCATGACTTGGGACCAGTTGAAAGAAAACAACGAGGTGGACTACCGGAAAGTGGCAGGCAAATTATAAAGCAGGAAATAAGAAATCAATAAAATACAAACAATATGGAATCATTAAGTACCAAAGAAAAAGACGCTATCCGTGAAGCTCTCAGGGCATACGTCGCCAAATACCCCAGCCAGAACAAGGCTGCGGGCAGTCTGAAAAACACGAGTGTCGGCACGATCAGCAGCATCATGAACGGGAAATACGAGAATATTTCGGACGACATGTTCCGCAACATCGCCTCGCAGGTGGGCAGCGGAAAGGCTGAAACAGGCTGGCAGATTGTGGAAACATCCGCTTACCAGGAAATAAGCTACGCGCTGGACGATGCCCAGCACTGGCGCAACGTAACGTGGGTGGTTGGTGAAGCCGGATGCGGAAAGACTACGACGGCACGCATCTACACGGAAGAGCACAAGGAGGTTTTCTATATCCTTTGCTCCGAGGATATGAAAAAGGGCGACTTCGTGCGTGAGATAGCCCACAAGGTCGGAATCCGGACAGACGGGCACAATATCCGCGAAATATGGGGATTGATCCTGGACGACATTATCCAAATGGAAGCCCCGCTGTTGATATTCGACGAAGCCGACAAGCTGACCGAGCCGGTCTTCCATTACTTCATCAGCCTGTACAACAAGCTGGAGGACAAAAGCGGAATCATCTTCATGAGTACCGACTATATCAAAAAGCGTATTGAGCGCGGCCTGCGTTACAGGAAACCGGGATATAAGGAGTTTTTTAGCCGTATGGGACGAAAGTATTTCGAGCTGGAAGAAACTTCTGCCACCGACGTGTATTCCATTTGCGTGGCCAACGGGTTGAGCGATAAAAAGAAGATAGACGAGGTTATCCGGGATGCCGAGCCGTGCGACTTCGACCTCCGCCGGGTAAAGAAAGCCATCCACCGGGCAAAACGAATGAATGAATAATAACGACAACCGTTCAAACGACATTTGAACACTATTCAAAAAGGGTATGAAACGAGCATTGAGCGTAAAGGATATATTGGACAAGAAATACAATACTTTCCCTTTCGAGGGGAAATGGAAAGACGCGTTCGGCACGCCGGAACGTGTCGGTGTGTGGTTTATCTGGGGAAACAGCGGCAACGGTAAGACTTCGTTTGTCATGCAACTGTGCAAAGAGCTTTGTAAATACGACCGTGTGGTTTACGACAGCCTGGAAGAAGGAGCCTGCCTGACGGTGCAGAACAACCTTCGGATGCACGGCATGTCGGAAGTGAGCCGCCGGTTGGCATTCATACAGGAAGATATGGAAGCCTTGAAGAAAAGGCTTCGCCAGCATAAGAGTTACAATATCGTCGTGGTGGACAGTTTCCAGTACACCCGGATGAGCTACCGCGACTACATCAGCCTGAAAGAAGCCTTCCCGAACAAGCTGTTTATCTTCATCAGCCATGCCAAAGGCAAGAACCCCAAAGGCGATGCCGCCGAAAGCGTGATGTATGATGCCACGCTGAAAATATGGGTTGAAGGCGGGAAGGCGTTCAGTAAAGGCCGTTTTATCGGCGAAACCGGCGAATATGTCGCTTACCCGAAACTGGCTGAACGATATTGGAGTGACAAGAACAAATCAAAAAATGGAAGCAATGAGTAAGATAACGGTTTATCAGTTGGGCATGGAGCCCCAATATGCCGCCCATGTGCTCCTGCTCTGGAACGAGGGCGAATATCCTTGCGACATTCGGGTACGGAGGGCACGTACGGTCGGGCTGATTGTGATTGAGATAGACAATCTGGAGCTGGCAAACAAAATAGTCGATGCCACAGGTTGCAAGGTGGCAATAAAAGAAGTCGAACAACATAAATCATAATTCTTATGGACAAGACAATAGAGGCAATCTTAAATTACGCAATCAAAAAATCCGAGGGATTTTCACACAGTGACCAATCTTTTATTTTCACAGAACTATCGGAACGGCTCTCAGCCTTATCGCATGACGCTTTGATGGCCGAATACGGACTAAAGGAGGAGGATTTTGAATGAAAGCACGTAACTACGCACGGTTTTATGTCCTTCTTAACCGTTTGCCTACGGCGGATAAGGATGAGTTGAAAGCATCGCTTGTAAGTCAGTACACCGGTGGGCGGACGGAATCGCTCCGGGAAATGACAGAAAAGGAGTACGACGCAATGTGTGATGAACTGCAACGTCAGGACTCAAACCTGAAAGCCCGTGAGCTTTATCGGGAAGAACTGAGACGCAAACGATCCGCAGTTTTAAAACAATTGCAGAAAATCGGTATTGATACAACAGACTGGAGCCGGGTGGATGCCTACTGCATGAATCCCCGGATTTCCGGTAAGGAGTTCCGGAAACTGACCGTCGACGAACTGGAAACGGTAAATATCAAGCTCCGGATTATCCGAAGAAAAGAGGAAGAAAACAACAATAGTAATCAACTTTTAAATTGACAGAATCATGGAAGAAGTAAAACAGACAGTAGAAATGACAGCTGAGGAAAAACAACAGTTTGAAGAATTTAAGGCTGCACAGGCTGTTAAAAACGCAAAAGAACAGGCTAAACGTGATCGTGAGGCTTATCGTGACCTGGTGGATGAAACAATTGAACGCGCCATTCCGTCGTTGGAGTGCCTAAGTCAAGGTATCAAGGAAACAAAACAGTCCATCCTTAACGAATTCCGTAGCGTAATAGATATGAAAGCCGATGTGCTAAAGTTGAAGAAGGACGGGCAACGATCCGATACCTTTACCAATTCGGCAGGTGATAAACGTATAACAGTCGGTGTGTATGTAACAGACGGCTACAGGGATACAGTGGAAGACGGCATTGCAATCGTGAAGGAATACATCGAAGGGCTGGCAAGCGATGCAAAGACACAATCCTTGGTTAAAATGGTGCTCAGGCTGTTGGCGCGTGACGCTAAAGGCACCCTGAAAGCAAGCCGAGTTGTACAGCTTCGCAAAATAGCGGAAGAATCCGGAAACGAACGATTTATGGAAGGTGTACAGATAATCGAGGAGAGCTACCAGCCGGCAATCAGCAAACAGTTTATCCGGGCTGAGGTTAAGAACGAGAATGGAGCGTGGGTTTGTATTCCTTTAGGAATGACGGAGGCGTGACTTATGATTATAGCGGTAGATTTTGACGGAACGATTTGCAGAAGTGACTACCCCGCTATTAAGGGTGAAATGCCCTATGCCGGGGAAGTGCTTAGGAGACTGCACGACTCAGGCCATTATATAATCCTGTGGACATGTAGATGTGGCCCCCAGCTTTTAGCGGCCATCAACTGGCTGTTGGAGCATAAAATACCTTTTGACCGTATAAATGACCACAATCCTGATAACGTTCGCTTATATGGAGAAGGTGGTAATAAGGTTTATGCCCATTGTTATATAGATGACAAAAATGTTGGCGGGTTTCCCGGATGGCAGGAAGTGGAGCGAATGATTAACGAAATGGAAGTTGAATATAAAAACAGATTGAAATAATGAAAAACATTTTAGGACGATTCAAGAGAACACAAGTAAAACAACCGGCTGTGTCGCAGCCGGCAAGTGTGGAACCAAGCCCTAAACGCGAAAGGACAATTCCGCCGCATATCGTAGCCTGCAAGGTGTGTGAAGGCAAAGGCATGAAAGACGGCGCAGTCTGTCCCCAGTGCAAAGGTTCCGGGCGCGTAATCGTGTCATGCGAAGTAACAACTTATATTTCGGCTTATGTGCCGGAAAATGGTTAACTATATTCCGGAAAGAGTTTCACTACATTTCAGTTGAAGTTTCACTACTTTTTGATTGAAATGTAGTGAAGAAAAAGTATAAAAGTAGTATCAATTCAAAAACGACGAAAAAAATGAAAAGAGTAAAAGGAACAGCTGGCGTATCGCTATTTGAGTGCATAAACGCCGACCAAAATAAGTGGAACGTCCGCTGGGATGTTCAGGAGAATCCGGAAACGGATGAAGGCCAGACGAACGGTGTCAACTATATGGAAGAAACATTCCTGTTTAAGCCGGATCTGAGCGACGTACAGCAGATAATATCATTTTGGTGCGGAAGTACGGAGGCAACCGCAAAGTTTGTTTTGGATGGCAAAACAATAGAAATGTCGGAGCAGGGATTGTTGTTCCTGCGTAGCCAGGCGCAGGCGTCAGAAGGTGATAATGTTTCAATAGTTACGTCAGAGGGCGTTATTGAGGTGACATCTCAGGAGGCTCAGTATATTGTAAATGATATGACGCGATACCTGTCAGCATACAACAATAACACTTTAACGCTTTTGAATGAAATTGATGCGGCAGACAGTATTGACGTACTAACCGTGATGGACTATTCTACCGGTTACCCAGCCCCAACAAGTATGACATTACAACAGGTCAAGGATGCCGTTTCAAAACAAGTGGCAACTCCGGAACAGCAGGCAGTATTATTTGCCCGTATGACAATTAATTCTGTAGAATTAGATAATAATGATGCGCTGGCCGTGAAGGATCTGCATCCGACATGGGAGTCGTTTATTGGCAGGAGCCTTAAAACTGGAAATAGGGTATTATATCAGGAAAGACTGTACCGCGTTAGGCAAGATGTTTCCACTGTTTTAGAAAACCAACCCCCAAGCGTTTCTACGGCAGCTCTGTATGAAGAAATAAACGAGGAGAATGCAGGAACATTGGACGACCCAATACCGTATAACAATAATATGGAGCTATTTGCCGGTAAATATTATTCTCAAAATGGTGCTATCTACAAATGTACACGGGATACTGGGCAGGCCGTTTATCATGACTTGTCGGCGTTGATAGGGATTTATGTAGAGAAGGTAAATTAAAAAATGCGATTTTAAAAAGGTTGAAGCCTATATAATGAGAAAGCGGGGCATTAAGCTACCGCTTTCTCATTATATAGGCTTGTTTTTTAGTGTGTTATGTAGCATTTAATTATAATTCGTTAATCTGAATATCTTATATATCTTTGCCTACAAATTTCAAAAATGATATATAATATGAAACAACGAAGTATTAATATTAACGATTTGGAGAACTACCTTTGTGACGGTATTTCTATAAGAGAAATTTTAGATGAGGGTTGCTATGACGCCTTATTAGTTTTAGAGTGGAATGAAACTTATTTTCCTAATGAAGATAAGAGACTTAATGACGATATGAGAAGTTATCTTTTGGCCTCTTATGAGAAAGAAAGTCGAAAAGCTATGAGGGATAGCGTGTAAATTTAGTAAGGCGAGAAGTGTAAAACTATCCCGCCTTTTATTTTGCTCGTTGGTGTCAATTCGATAAATTTGTAATTGAAACTAAATATCTGTGGTAAATGAGTTTAAAAGGATATTCATACGCACGCCGTGTTGTTGAGGTAAATGCAATTTACGACGAATACGCCAAAACCGGACTGTCTAACCGGGAGATTTGGCGCAGATACATTTACCCTATTTATGGTATCACAGAAAAGACCTTCTACAACTATATCAATGCCGCAGCCAACCCCAAGGTGGCGCAAAAAGTAAACGAATTACAGCTTAGCCTTTTCGACTGATAAACTCAGGCGGAACCGGA